GGGAGTTGTCCAAAATATACGATCTCTTGGGTTAAGTTTAGTTACATTGTGGTTACCATTAAAAACCTGTACAGGTTTGAGAACATAAAATCCCTTCCCACCTGGCTTGTTCATAGGCGCGGTGGTATAATCGGCTCGCTCTCCTGCACCTAAGAAGTTTTCATTGAATATTTGTGGAAAATTTTTCAGAGTAAAAGGAGTTGGACACTTCTTCGGTTTCATATTAAATTCTTGTAAGAAATGCACACTGTTCTATAAATGAAATTACGTCTTTGAATTGTTTGCAATTAGACGTAATATTTCATTACGATCTGTCACAATCAAATTGTTATTAACTGTATGTGGCATATTACCCACTGAAGCTTTACCCACATGCACATCTTTATGTTTTTTCAATTCACGTTTTTCACGAATAGCACCAAGTGCAACCATTAGCATTGCAGCTGTTACCTCTCCAATGCGAGCTTTATGTTTACTTTCCGCTGTTTCGAGTGCATCGGCAACAGTTGCGACTGTACCCATTGCGGAAATGTATACTTCTTCCAGCTTTTGTTCAATCTCATCATCCTTGCTGTCATAGGACGGAACTTCGACTAATTTTTCTGGAATCACCTCAGTATATTCTATAAGAGTAGTACCCTCTTCAATGTCAAAGGCTTCTTCAAGTGGATGAGCAATTGTTCGTTCTTTTTTAATTGTTTTCATAAAATGTTCCCCCGTGTGAATATTTACTTTTATTCTAAGAGAACTGACCTTTATCTATCCAAAGACAGATCTTTCTGTAATCACTCGAAACTGCATATTATGTTCCTTGCACCACGCCTGAGCGGCTTTCCATTTACACACGTTTGTAATATATGTTTGTTTTTCAAATAGTAAATATTTGCTCTTACTATTTTTCCGCGGTGGTTTTGTCTGTGCCAGCGGTTTAATTTCAATCACTTCTTGAATAATTTCCCCATTCTTCGAGATATATTCAACGTAAAAATCTGGATAATAATGGTGTATTTTTTTGTCGATTAGATTTCGATATGGAATAACAATTGATTCACTTGCCCACTGTAACACACGTTGATTTCGATCTAGAAATTCACACATTTCTAGTTCCCACGATGAACGATAAGTGATATGGTTTATGTCACCCTTATATTTGTGAGGATTTTTTGGATGATATTTACCTTGTAGGAAACGACTAGCCATTGGTTAAGCGTTTGGATTCCATGGTGGTGATTGAACTGCTGGTCGAGAGGCACGTCCAGCAGCTGGTGTTGGATTGTCTGTGTTAATTACGTCACACGCTGCCGCTGGATTTTCTCCAAACGGTACAGTAAATTCCGGTGGAACCTTATTAGGACCTTTCGCTGCTGATGGTGAAGCATAATATTGCAAGGAATATAGAGCAGAGTTTGCAATACCTGCTGATGATGCTTGTGCCGAACGAGCCAATTTTCCATCTTCGAATGAAACATTTGTATCAATATAACAAGTGTCATAAGCAAAAGACAGTTCCACATTTGTGGTGGCACTTTCGGCCATGCTCAACGCATCCAGTTTTAGGTCAGTGATACGTGGATTGTAACAACTATAAATGTTCATTTTTCGACCACCATCAAACACATGATACAACTTGATCTCTCTGAATAGAGTAATGTTGCCTGTTGTGGAACCGCTTATGTTGTTCAAAGGTCCAATCGAAGCAGTTGATTTACGACCCAGATAACTTACACCATCAATTGCATCACTAGCGACATCATACAGCATTCCTCGATCTTCTGGAGACTCTGTGCTGCGTCCTCTACCAGCCAATGTCATACCAAATTCGTCATACGTTGGATAGTTTGCAATGGGTGTCAAGGCTTTCAACACCGCCGCGTGAAATCGCCCTGCATCATTTCGAATATCATCATAGAACGTCATTGTCATTGGTTCAAATTCTGTTTTTGTGATTACTTTAGAATGGAAATTATAAAAGTTGATATCTTCCATTTGATACTTAATGCTTGGTCGGGTTGATTCATGAACCATAAACGCAACATCTAAATTTGTCAAATCAGCATATCCAGACGATGGAATAAACTGAACAATAAACATGAATTTTTGTTTTGGTTGGCGAGCAATCAAATCCAATGCATATGCCGACGCTTCACATTGTGGGTGCAGAGAACTATTGTGATCTCCTTTGGGTGGCGTGTAGATCTGACGAGCAAGTCGTTCTAAATTTTGAAAATCTTGAAGAGCATTTGGAATGTCTGAGGCTTTGAAATTGCCTTGACGGACCTGATTGTAAATTTGTTGTGCTTGTCCTTGAGCTTGATTTGCGGCACCAGGATTAAAGGCTCGAACAGCCTCAACCGTAGTATAACCCATGTTCATTTGACTAAGCACCCAATCAGTACCAGCTGTAAATTCAGCTTCTGCACTGTTTACAATCGATCCCAATGCACCCCCTAGTGAGGTTGGAAGGGATCCACACCCTTGTCGAATTGTGTTTGACACACTGGCCAACGTTCGAAGTCCTTTGCCGATGTCTCCGGCTCCTGCTGAATTGAGAACTTCAAGGTCGCCAAGTTTTCCTGCTGCATTGGTAAGATTTCGACGCGATGCTGCACTTTGACTAATGCTTGCCGCACTCTTACCAAGATAAGCTGGTGGACAGGGTTTAACAATGTGGGTGCGTGGGTCGGCCATGAATAAATTCCTCTATGTGGATGAGTATTTATGTATCAGGGTTGGTAATTACATACCTGTGTTTACCACAATCCCATATACGCAATATGTTATTATTCTTACAATTTTCAACTTCAGAGAGGTGTGAATCAAACGTCTTTAGCAGTTTTGGTAAGTATTTTCGTCGATAGTTAAACTTATGTATTCGTTTATGTCCATCTGGTGAATAGTAATAATCGGGTGGTAAGATTTTGTCTAACTTCCATCCTGTTTGCTGATAAAGGTTGCCTTTGCTCCACCTTAAATCAGCAAACGATACTAACGTCATCCACTTATGAGTTTTTTGAAAATGAGACAGCAGTTTTGAAAATCCACCTATAACTCTTGCAGACGTTGCATATCTATTTAACGTAAAAATTGTTCCTGATTTAATCCACGTCATTGCTGCTACGATTTCATTTTCGTACACGAGACCATGAGTAATGCTACCAGAACCAGTGCCTTGAAGGTGGTTAGCATTAAAAAAGTCGTTTTTTTGTTTTATGTCCAAATTAACAATTTGTGTTTGTCTTCCGTACACAACTGGTTCTTTGGAATTAGATAACAGAGATAAGATTTTCTTGATGACTTGTGTCTTGTGTAAACCCCACTCATCTTCAAATATGGTTAATAATTGAATATTCTTCTCTGCACATCTGTCATACTTTAATTTATGATATTGGCGCGTCTTTCCTTGTTGCTCGCTATGCCAGTACAACCCACAATATTCAATTGCAATATTGTGAGATGGTATATAGATGTCAATCTCAAGAGGACCTATAATGTTACGATCAGATACGTTATGATCAATGTTGTGATCACTAAGCATATTCGATATTTGTTTTTCACCATGTGAACGAGCTGGCTGTGTTTGTGTATCCAAATTGTGTCGACGAAGGTATTGACCAATTGTTGTTGCTCCACCACGAATTTCTAACTCATGTGCAATTTGTGTCAAACTTTTCTGTTGCACATAATGCTGATCGTATAGCCACGATTTATCCAGTAATTTATCAAGTACACCCAGCTTTAGTAGTGTATGAGAAAAGTTTGACACACCATATAAATCTATTAAAGTGTTGGAACGTACATTTGCCCGCTGTAAGTGTTGATCTTTTGTTAAGTTACCAGTGCTAGAGGGAAGAGTCTTATTGTGGGCAATTGCTGATGGTGATGCCAAGTAATTTGTCACACCATAACGGTTAAGGTTGGTTGCTCGTCGCTTATCAACGCTTTCTTTGTAATTAGTGTTTTGTTTCTTAATTGCAACTATATCTGGATCTGAACTAACACACACTTTTTTACCACAATACGTTTTGTATCTTCGATATCTTCGATCCCATGAAACTGGGGAATTGCACAGTTTGCACGTGGGCAGCGTTTTAATTTCAGTTATTATATGATGTAATCGTTGAGGTAAAGAGCTGTTGGTGGGCAAATATTGTGTTTGTTTAATTATTTCTTTAACTTGTGGTTTGTGTTGCTTTAATTTAGACAATTCTCTTGTTCTGTCAAACCACATCAATGCTTGTTTTGGGGTTAACATAAAAATAGCCTCTTAAAGAGGCTATTTATGTTGTTACCCTTGTTGGAGGTTGTGAGCTAGGTAATTATGCTCCAGCACCACCTGTCGCGACACCTAATCCTTGATTATAGCCACCGTTAATTTGACGTGCGTGGTCGTAACGAATTGACACTTCAATCGTCAACGCCTCATTAGCTGTATAATCAACTTCACCATAATCTGCAGACTGAATCCAGCAACCTTCAACTGTCCACTTTTCTATTACTTGTTCATTACCATCCAGCAAGTCAAGATATGTAACAAATTTGTAAAGTGCACCTTCACCTGCTGCTGCTAGCCATTGACCCTCTGCACCAATTAACCATTGTTGCTTTTGTAGTTGGGCTTGAATAACGTCAGAGGCAGAACCAATAAGATCATCTTCGATCGTCATTGTTATTGGTTCCCAGTTGTGCTTACCAGCAACCCATGCACGGGAATTGTAACGATGTAGTTCGATTTCTTCAAATCTTAAAACTGGTCGTTTAACACGTCTTGCTTGCATGGATATTGGCTGCGAATCAACACCACCGCCAAGGTTAGCAAACGTAACACGCCATCTGTTTTTGTGACGTGGATGTAGGATACCTGATCCTACTCCTGGAATCCCGATGTCATTAATTGTACTCACATTTTTCTCCTTGTGTCACTTATTTATTAAATTTCGGCGCCTGTTGCGACAATTCGAATTGGAATGTAGATGAATTCAGCTGCTCGAACTGGTTTCAAAGCAACGTCGATATACATTTCATTTCTGTCGATTCGATCTGGTGTGTTGTTTGATTCATCACAAATTGTTGCAAAGTCAAACAAACCACGTCGAACGATCAAATCACCGAGAAATGCATCAACCATAGCCTTCAAGTTATCACGAGTTAGTTGATCGTTTGGTTCGAACACAAAACTCATTGTGTTCTTACGTAGCTGACGTCGGATATACATTACCAAACGAGCCACGTTAATACGATCAAGTGCGCTTGCATCTGGTGCAGATGTTTTCTGACCCCAAACAAGCAATCCACGCGTTGGAAAGAATACAATTGGGTTTATGTTTGTAAAGTACTTGTACAAGTTATCACGTTGGCCTTGATTAAGAGCAACTTCAACAAAGGTTGTTGCCGATCCTGCTGTGCCAGTGTAATAACCAACTTGATCAACACCAGATACAAGACCTCGACGAGTTCCTGCTGGGGCGAACCACTGTGCAGAGACTTCATCACTGTATGTGATTGTTCGAAGTGCAATACCAGATGCTGCAATCATTACGTTTTTACCATCAAGATTGGATGCCAATCCATGAGGGTAGTAGTAAGCAACGTTGCGTGATGTGCGACGATCAGGAGTTGCTGACCATGTTACAACAGCGTCTGGATCCTGATACATCGGAGTGTCAGCAATTACCATTGCTTCTTCTGCAATGTCGACAACAAGATTTAACAACTCATCAACGACTTCGTCGTATCCTGGACATAGAACCAAATTGTATTCATAAATGTCACTGCGAATGTCTGTGTTGCTGTTAATTGATGCTTGAAGTGCTGTGACAATTGCCGTTCGACGATCAGCATCGTTTACACCAAGAGATGTTTCGTCTCGGAATTCAACTGTGTATTTGAAATCATCTGCAGCACCAAGAAGTGTGTTTTCAGCTTCTGTTGGTGTCCACTCATCTTCAAACCCTGGTGTTGAACCAAGATTGTTTGTTTCCCAATCCAACGCAACGCCTTCAAATCCAAGATATGAACCTGTTGCTGCGACGGTGTAACCACTGGCATATACTGGAAGAGGAAGTGCAGTGTGATCATCCATAAACGAGGGTTGTGAATTTTCAAAAGATGAGAAATCAAATACAGGAAGTGTGGCTG